CAAAAATACGTGACGATAAAGCCTGAAACGAGTAAACAAGTGATAGATAAAATAATAAGTAGTGTGATTTTGCCCGACAAAGTGGCTGAAAGTTCGATATAATGGGTGTTTGAAATGGTTGCGGGAGTCGGACTTGAACCAACGACCTTCGGGTTATGAGAAGTTGAACCTCGTACACATTTTTTAAACCTTAAACACTTACCGCTTACATTTAATGGAACTTCGTTTTTTACCTTGCCCGATACCACTTTTCTTAAACACCTCACTCACTTGATTTTGTAAATATAATAAGAGTATAATAACCATACCTAAAATAAAAAGGTCTTTGATGTTTGAATACGATGAAGCAAAGAGTCAAGCCAACAAAGAAAAACATGGAATTGACTTTGAAGAAGCTCAAGCTCTTTGGGATAATGAATACTTGGTTTTTAAACAAGTTGAAATAAACAATGAAGAGCGTTTTTTACTGGTAGGTCATATTGGTGAACTTTGTTATGTGGCTGTCTTTACTATGCGTGAAGACAATATTCGCATTATCAGCGTGAGACGATGTCGAAAAAATGAAAAGGAGATAGTATGAAAAAAATATCAGCAGAAGAATTTGATAGAAAATTTGATAATGGTGAAGATATACTCCCTTATATTGATTTATCTTCTAAAATGACTAAAAGTGAATTTGAAAAAAAGTTATTGTCAATCAAAAAAGTAAATGTAGATTTGCCATCATGGGCGATTGCTTCTTTAGACAAAGAGGCTAAACGTATGGGTGTCACACGTCAGTCTATCATTAAAATGTGGCTCATTCAAAAGCTTGATGATTTAAACCTTAGTCGTAAATCTTTAAAACAAGTGGGATAAACTCCCACTTTATACTACTTGTTCTAAAATCTTTTATCTATAAAAACTATTACTTGATACTGTACTTGGTATGATTTCTTCTTCTTCAACTTCTTGAATTGGTTCATTTTTTTTAGGTGTTTCTTTTGGCATAAGAACTATCGTTTCATTTTCTCTTATTGGTTCTTTTATTTCATTTTTTTTATTTTCAATTAGCACACTGGGTTTAGTGTATTGTATATTGACATTTTTTATTATGGGTTTTTGTCTTTCATCTATGATAGGTTTTTGTAGTTTTGATTGTTGGGTTTCGTGTAGTTTTGATTGTTGGGTTTCGTGTAGTTTTGATTGTTGGGTTTCGTGTAGTTTTGATTGTTGGGTTTCGTGTAGTTTTGATTGTTGGGTTTCGTGTAGTTTTTCTTTTAAATTGATTAGATTTGTTAGCCCAAAATATCCTATAAATGCAAGAAGAGTTAACCATAAAAAATGTGAAGATGTTTTATTTTTTTTATTGTTTGTTGTAAAACTTCCATGTACCTTTTCGTTATATTTTTCTCTTCTATACGTTTCAAGTAATTTTAGTGTTTTATCATCGAACATTGTTTCACTTTAGTGCTTTATATTCGAATGAATTTATATGGTAGTAGGGTTTTTGGTCGTAGGTTTTATATCGTGATTGAAGCATTGTAAAGGTTTGCCCTGAGCTTAATTTTAAATTTCGAATTGTTTTACTATTTCCATCCAATGATGCACTTGCATATGTCACAAGAACTGTATCGGTTGATAAGTTTGTAATGATAATTTCTGCATTCATACCTCCTTTATAAAGATACATACATACTTTTTCATCAGGAAGTTCGCAGGGTGGAATTGCATACATACTTGTGAGTAATCCAACAAGGATAAGTAGTTTCTTCATCTTAAGCACCTTTTGTTTTTTTTATTTTAATTTTTTTCTCATAACTCTAGCCTTAATTTCAGCCATATACATTTCTTTTTCTTCTTCTGTTAGTTGCCTGTAATAGGTGTTTATATTTTCTTCTTCATTTATATCTTGTATCTCATCCTTTAATCCTAAATTGATTAATTTTATTAGTTCGGGTTTTGTTTTTTCCCAATTGTAAAGAGTAGCAACAGAAACATCTAATCTAACTGCCAATTCTTTTTTATTCATTGATATTCCAATAATTATATTTTTTTTAACAATTATTCTAAATTTTATAAAACTTTAATATTTAGAGTGGTATTCTAACATTTAGAATTATTCTAGTAATTAGAATTTTTTCTAGTTTTAATTATAGCATTTTTATTTTTTTAATAAAAAATAGTTCGAAAATCTCGTTATTTGAAAATTTCTCTTTTCAAATACCAAGGTTTTCTAAACATAAAGGTGATGGCGTGTTTCATCACAGTTTTTGATTCCTTCTCACGGAGTTTGTTAAGCACCTGCTCCGTGTTGTGTTAAATGGTGCTTACAAAAACTACTTAAAGGTGCTTATCATGCAAGACAAAATCTACCCTCACTACATTCAACAAGCGTATCAAGCCAAAGTGCTTCTTCGCAAAATTCAGATTCACTCTGTTGGTACTCGTTACCCTTTTAAAGACCAATTGGTCATTACTACTCAAAACATTGAGCGAAATCCAAATAATCCCATTTTTTCCATTACGCATCTTATTGATGTTGTCGTGAAGTGTGAAAATAGAATTGAAGCTGTGAAGCTTAATAATGCCCTTAAAGAGTATTTGGCAAAAGATAAAATGCTTCCTTTGGACATTGGCGTTTTTCAAAAGCCTTTTACTAAAGAGAATCAACAAGCTCAAAAGTATTATGCTTTTTCAAATTCTTCCGCTAAAGAGCTTTTAGAGCTTCTTCTAAAATATCAAGACGATAAAACATTACATTATGTTGTAGGTTCTAGTCCTGTTGAGAGTAACTATCTTTTCAATGGCTTCGACTTAACCTATACGCTGACAAACTACACCATGAATGGCTCTTTCTTTACGCTAGAGCAGATGAAAGAAATCAATAAAAACGCCACCTCTCCATCCTATAAATTAAAACTTTTAACCACGTCATTTTGTGAATTAGACGAAGATACCTCTGTGGATGAGTCCGTCAATTTTGAGATAAGCGGTGAGAGTGAAAGTGAGGTTGGCACTCTTGCTGAGAAGATTATTCAACTTCAAAACAATGGAATTGCTTTTACATGTAAAGGACGTTTTCCACGTGCTCAAAAAGACTATTTTACTGTGCCTCTTTCAAAAAGTGCGGGTGAACTCATAAAAGAGATAAGTGCTCTTTTAGATTCTAAAAAACCACAACAACCAACACCTAAAGTTTCCTAACTTTCTTCAAATCCCTTTTACATGTAAAGGGATTGAAAGAGGGTTTAAATACTCTACTACAAAAAAAAGGAGTTTCTATGAAACTTATTAAGTCTCTCGGAATTACGGCTTTAGTGGCTGTTGGTGCTTTTGCGGCTGATGAACCGTGGTATACAGATTTAACCACACAACTTACCTCCATTAAAGGGATGGTTATTACGGTTATCAGTGCGGTTATCGCTATTTCCCTTGCTCCTCTTGGCTGGGCGTATGTTAAACGTGTCATTAACAGAGGTTAAGTTGCATGATTACTCAAATTGATTTAACCGCTTTTGCATTGGTAGCAGGTTCTCTTTTGACGATAAAGCTATCGGTCTTTAGTTCGTTTTTCATTTTGAGAATGGCTTCAAAGAGGAGATGAATTTCTCCTCTATTTTTAAAGGTGCTGATATGAAAAAACTACTCTTTGCTTCTCTTTTCTGTGTTAACTTTCTCTTTGCGGATTATTTGTTTCAACCCTCAAATCTGTGCATTAAAGAGTATTGGTATAAAGATGGCAATTTCTATTTTATCCGCTCCGACACTGGCGCTGTTGCTTCTACGTTCACTACAAATCTTGGTGATGATGTTTATGGCGGTTATGACTACAACACAACCACAGGCGAATGCACTCCCAAATCTTCCAATAATGATTTAGGTCTTAGCAGTGAGGATTTTGAATATTTAAATGCTCTCATTGGTCTTTTAATCGCAATTTTGATGTTATGGAGTTTATTTGCATGATAGTTGATATTATCCATTTTGGTATGACGGCTTCCGCTCCTGCCAATTACGTTTTAGATATTGTCTTTACGGTTTTGGTGAAAGGTATCTTGCCTTTTTACCTCGTCAAGCTAGTTATCGTAAAGTATTTTAAATGAAAAAGCTACTTTTTCTTTTCATGCTCTGCATTCAAGCATTTAGCATTGAACTTGCACCTACGAATTTTGGACTTCGTGACTTAACAATTCAAATCTCTCAAGAGTGCAATAAAAACATTTTAGTCTCTCAAGATATAAAAAACATGAGTGTGGATTATTTCTTGATTGAGGATGTAAGTCCTGAGGTTCTTTTTGAAACGTATAAGCGTGTGATTGAGTCAAAAGGGCTTTTTTTAAATGACTACGGCTCTTTTTATGTTGTCGATGAAAAAGCGCATGTTGTTCCAAAAGAGCAAGATAATTCTAATATAGAACTTACCATAAAAGTGATAGAAATCAATAACGAAAAATTGAATCAAAAGGGCTTAGACCCTACGTTTTTATCAAATTTAAATATCAATGTCTCCTCTGTTGATTTGAAAAACTTTACCGTTGATAAACTTTTTAGCGCACAATTTAAAGACGTTTTAAATGCTCTTGAAACACAAGACTACATTAAAATAGTATCTGAACCTTACGTGATAGTTTCCAATAATGGTAAAACAACCATGAATGTGGGCGATAGTGTCAGCGTTAAAACGTCCTCGTATGATTCTAGTACATCCACATCCGTGCGAAACACCTACACGCAAAAAGATTTAGGCTTAACCGTTTCCATCAATCCACGCATTTTAGATAATGGGCTGATTGCTCTAAATGTTGTTTTGACACAAGAAACACTTAAAAAATTAGACAGTGACGGTCTTATTCAAACCTCTAAAAAATCTATTAACAGTGCGTTTAATTTAAAAGATGGCGGTTCTATAAGTCTAGGCGGTTTGACTTCTGCGCAAGATATAAAAGACATCAATAAAATCCCTGTACTCGGTGACATTCCCTTGCTTGAATACCTTTTTAAATACGAGAGCTTGAACACAAAAAGAAGTACATTGACGTTTTTTATACAGGTGAGGGTGCTTAAATGAAAAGAATAGTTTTAGCATTGATGCTTTTGAATACTTTTTTATTTTCAGATTTTTTTAAAACTTATAGTGTGGGTGGTATTACTTATTATCAATATTCCACTACTGTTAGTACTAATAATTATGTTGAAGATAGAAGTTCTTTTCCTTGTGGAGCTACAACAGGCGTTTTAACATATGCTAGTAGCAATTCTGATGGTACTAATAATTATATGAAACCTACTAAAATATGGGTAGATTATGAAGCGTACAATCGCAATAAATGTGAATATGATGTGGTGCGAATTTTTACTAAAACTTCTCCTTGTCCAAGCGGTGATATTGATTCTTCAGGTAATTGTTTAGAATGCGCACAAAATGAGGAAGTTGTTAATGGTAAATGTGTTCAAAAACCTTTAGATGACCCTTGTGATCCTTATTTGCGTAAATATAAAGGTGACACGGGTGTTTGTATCGACTGTTCGCATTCCGATAATGCTTCTACAGTTGCTTCTTGTGTTTGTGATGCTTTAGGTTCTTCTTATACGGGTGGTAGAGTTGACCCTTACGAGACTGTAAACAACAATGGCTACTCTTTTACTAAAACCACGACTAAATGCGACAATGGTATTTCTTTCCCTGTTTTTACAAATATGCAACCTTTACCATCTAATCCAACCGACCCAACAACGCCAACCGACCCAACGCCAACCGACCCAACAACACCCACAAATCCTACGACTCCAACCGACCCAACAACGCCCACTGACCCAACGAATCCGACCACTCCAACTGACCCAACAACGCCAACTGACCCAACAAATCCTACAACTCCAACCGAAAAGGATTTAAAAACGTCTGTGGATTCTGTAAAAGCTTCTGTTGACATAGTTAAAGCTTCGGTAGATACGGTAAAAACCTCTGTGGACTCTGTAAAAACTACCCTAGATAAATCCAATACAAAATTAGATACCGTTGTTTCAAAATTAACCGATTCTAACGCTTTATCTAAAGATATGAAAGATATTCAATCTGATACAAAAACGCTCTTAGCCAAAGAATTTGAACAAACAACTTTATTTAGAGAGCATTTAGACGCTCGTTTGAAAAACCTTATTGACGTCTCTTTGGCAAACGGTTCAAGTCTTAATGATATTTCTTCCCATACCGCAAGTACAACCAATGCGGTTAACGCACAAGGTAAATCTATTACCGATAAACTCGGTGAGATTCTTGATGCTGTTGGTGATTTAAATGGTACGGATATGAGTGCGACCAATGAGCTTTTAGAAAAAATACAAGGTGAAGGTAATACGACAAATTCGAAATTAGGCACACTTCATGATGATTTAAATACTACTAATACTCTTTTGAGTGATATAAAAGGGTTTTTTGATGATAACAAAACCATCAAAGCGCCTGATGCAAACGAATCTTCTTTTGTTCTTTCTGACCTTTTACCTGAGAATACGTGGTTTGAAACTAATAAATTAACTCCAAAAATGAATAATTATAGCGGTGCGTGTTACTGCGAAACGGCTCAGTTTCAAATCGCTGGTAAGACATTCGTTTTCCCTCCGCCTGAACTCTTAGCCATGATTCCTTTTAACGTGATTTCAGGTCTTTTGATGGCTTTTGTCTATCTTATTGGTTTAAAAGAATTTTTAAAGGATTAAAATATGCCCGTTTTTCTTACTGGATTTTTTATCGCAATTACAGAATTTTTACTTAAACTCTTTGGTAAAAATGGTGCAAAAATTGCTTTTTTTACAGTCTATACAACCCTACTTGTAACGGTTATGAATGGAGTTTCACAGTTCGCGTTTAATCATTTTGATACTAATGATTTTATGACTCCCACCATCTGTTGGTTTTTTACGCAACTTGGTGCATTTAATATTTTAGGTGCCTATATTTCTTTTATCTCTGCCAATTGGTTAAAAAGAAAAATGGTGCATTTTTGGACGTATGGTAACTAGTCATGATTAGGGTGCTTATAGGTGGTCAAGGTAGCGGTAAAAGTCTTACTTCTATCCATTTTTTGTTTGAACTTGTCGATTCAACGATTTACGGTATTGATAATAATGGTAAAGAGTTCTCAAAAACGGTTTCTGTTCCACGCCATACGCTTTATAAAAGGCTTATTTCTAACGTAGGTGGTTTTAAACCTGCACTTTTTAAAGAGCTAAGCGGTAATGCGGATATAGAAATCATCCACGAGGACCGCTATTGGCATAAAGATGATTTACTTGTTATTTTTGACAAACAGATGAAAGAGCGTGAGAAGCCTGAGAGTGAACGCACCCCAACTCTTTTTATTTATGATGAGTGTCAATTTGGACTTTCTACCTTTTCAACCGCTCAAGCAAATTTAGAGGCGTGTGAGTTTATTTCAAACTTTTTTTCTCTCCAGCGACACTTCGGTCCGTGTGATTGTCTTTTAATGACTCAAAGCGTTGATAAAATTCATTCTAAATATTTAGGCATTGATTTTGAGCTTTACATCGCCCCTGAATACTCGCTGAAAGCTGACCCTGCCAATGATATTGTTTTTGACCTTTACGATTCTGAGGGTAAAAATATTATCACGGGTGGTCGTGATAAAATCAAATACAAAAAGCAAAAAACCATCAAAGATAAAAGTGGTCAAGAGTTCAATCCTTTCATGCTCTACGTTAGCGGAGATGGGGGACGTACTCCTGAGGTTAAAAAGTCGTATTGGAAGAAATACGTTTACATCACTTTTGGTTTGATTGCTTTTGCTCTTTTGGGTTTTGTGTATACGTTTTATACGCTTTTTCAAGATATTAATAAGCCCTCATCAACGTCCGTACAACCTACGAATGAGCAAAATAGAACGGTAGAGTATGACTACTCCGCTCCGCCTCTTAATGCCGTTAAAGGCGCACGTGGCAATCTGCAAAGTTATGATGAGAATTCTACCTATAACCAATATGTAAAAGAGCCGTACCAAAACATCGAATCTCAAAACCTTTACCGTGTTTTCGTGATGGATAATGTCTATTTTATCGGCACACAGATTTTAAGTCTTGATGAGTTTAAAAAAATGATAGACAAACAGGTCTTTTTCGTAGTCTCCACACAACCTGTCTCTAAACGCTCCTTTTACGTCAATCTGCTTATTCACCAGTCCGTTATTAATAGCTTTGGACTTTCACGGGATTTTGACACGTCAGATGGCAAGAACAGGGCAAAAGGCACGGTCACTAAAACACAAAATTAGGATGAATTATGCAAATCAATATATCACTTCAACTTACACTTCAAGAATATGATTGGCTTTGTTATGTCATGCAACACTATGACACAGATAATCCTGATGTCATTATTCCGCTTTTTATTTATAAAGAATATTTACATGTAAAAAGCATCGCAGATAAAAGCGAACGAGAATTAAGCATTAATTCTCAGTGTGAGCGTGTTTAAAGTACGCTTGGCGTCACTCCTCCTCGGTGGGTCGTCAAGATGGATGAGAACGTAAGGTGCTGTAAGGGCTTAGAGTGATTTTGAGACTCCACCCTAAACAGCTAAAAGAAAATTGTAGTTGACGTTTGAGCGTGAGCGAGGAGGAGCCACTGCACCACACGAGCGAAGCTCTCTTGTCAACTTAACAAAAGTTTCCGAACATTTTTTAAAAAAGGTGCTTATATGAAATACGGTCTCAATTCTTTTGATGTTGAAAACACTCAAAAGAAAATTGACAAACAAAAAGATTATCAAGATAATGCAACATTTACCACTTCAAACGGTACGGTTAAAACACTCAGTGACGTTTCCATGAGTGCGAATATATCGGAACGATATTATGCGCAACTTGTGAATAAGGTCAATACATTACAACAAGCGATGACAAATCTTGATTTAACGCCTATTTTTCTTACTATTACTCTTGATGGTTGGTTTCATTCTCTTTTTTATGGTGATTATTCAGATTTTAGCGATGGTCTACTTTCTAAACTCCCTGAAAATGATAAATATGGCTATCTACGCACAAAAGCAATGAATCAAGAGACATTTGAAGTGCATGATTTATACATGGTGTTAAGATGGCAATGGGATAAGTTTACAAGTACACGCACATTTAAAAACATGCGTAAAGATTCAAAAATAGGCTATCTTTTTGCCACAGAACCCCATGAGAGCGGTGTGCCTCATGCACATGTTCTTCTTTACGTTCCTGCTTCGTATATTTTTAAGCTCAAAGAAGAATTTATAAAAATTTTTGATGCTCCTATGAATATCACGCAAGATAAAAAACGCCTTTCCCCTGAACAAATTAAAAACGGAGAACTTAACGGTTTTCAATGGACGATTTCAAACCCTGTGGGATACATTCTCAAATACGTCACAAAGTCGTTCATGGATATAAAAAATCAAGCCAAAATTGACGAACTTCAAGCGTGGTACATTAAGCACCGTATTGTCCGCTTCACTACATCTCATACGCTCGTACCGCAATGGGTTTACAACAAAGTCTACCCTTTAGAGAACGATTGGCTTTATCTTACGGATTTAAAAATCAACTCCATGTGCGAATGGTCTGCGGAAGATGACTATTTTAAATTTGAAGACACAAACCTCGGTAAAACGCTTCTTTATGAAAAAGGACTCTATAAAATGTTTCAAGATGGTGAGCTAATCCGTGAATTCGGACAGTTAAAAGAAGAAAAAGTGCAAATTAGAACATTGACTTACAATAACGCAAAACCATGTTTAAAATCATCTCTTAAAAAAGAGATTCATATTCCTATTCCTGTACATAATTCTAAAAATTTACATGTAGGCGATATGATAAATGGCTCTTGCTATCCATATTTTAAAAGGTATCCATCACCTGTTCTCATGGACGATGACCAGCTCTTATACTATTTCTACTCTCTTAGCATAGATAAAACGGATTTTGCACACTACACACTTACAAAAAACGAATGCATCCAGCGTTTCCTTATCAAAGGTCAAATCGAATCTCTAAATCCAATAGAATTTTAGGAGCATACAAATGAAAAACTTCAAACACATTTACTCATTATCAGGCGGTCAAGATAGTACCGCTATGACGGTTAGAGCTTTAGAGTTAGGTTTACCTGTTGATTATATTATCTTCTGTGATACAGGTAATGAGTTTCCTGAAATGTATGATTATCTTTATGCTCTTGATACTTGGCTTTTAAAAAAATATGGTATTGGAATAACTCGATTACGTTCTAAAGATACTTTAGAAACACTTTGTTTTTCTCCTTTTACAAAAGGAAAACGTAAAGGAATTATTAGAGGTGTTCCTTATGCTTCTAGCATGTCCTTTTGTACTAGAGAACTTAAAAAAAATATTTCTCGAAACTTCGCTAAAAAAGTGGACGGTGCTTACATGTACTTAGGTTATGTTGCACGTGAACGTCATCGTATGCACGAAGCAACTGAGCAGTACATTTTTAATAAATACCCTTTGATTGATTGGGAGTGGAATGAAGATAATGTATCTGCATACCTAAAAGAGATGGGAATCTATAACTCTCTATATGATCATTTCACACGTACTGGTTGTATGTTCTGCCCTAAACAAACACTTGCTAGTTGGAAAGCACTTTATGCACACTTCCCACAGCAATACAAAATTGCTCAATCATGGGAGCATAAAGCAAAAGAATTAAACGCTCATATCAAAACATTTAGAAGTGATTACTCTTTAGATGACCTAGCTTTTCGTTTTGAACGTGAACTACAAAAAGAAAAAAATGATAAACAGATTAAATTCTCTTTTGATTGGAACGAAGAGAATGTATCTTGCTTTTGTAAATAGGCGTATAAATGACACTCAAAAAATACGCTAAGAAGATTTTTTTCTTTTTTGAGAAATATATTGAAAGAGGTAGATTTAAACGTGCTGATTATTACGCCAACACGTCAAAAAAATGGTATCACAAATTATTGAGGGCAAAATGACAATTAAAAAGCTTTTTGAAGATTATTTTTCTATGATTGAACCTTTACAATCTCTTCAAACCATCCGCACAAAAAAAGGCTTCACCCAAAAACACATCATGCCAATTTTTGAGAACATGGAAGTAAGTGAAGTCACTTACCCCATGCTCCAAAAGTTCGTTAATGATTTACTCAATCAAGGACTAAAACCAAAAACCGTTAAAAATATCCTTGACGTTATCAAGGTGGTTTTTAAATTGTCTTTGCGTTTAGGTCTTATTAAAGACAATCCGTGTGACTTCGTAGAACTTCCAAAATATGACAATAAACGCTATTTCTCTTTTTCAACTGCGGTGCAAACGGATTTTATTTACTCACTTTTGACGTATGATGTTTACATGTATAGAGATATTTTTCTTTTTTTGCTTCATGGACGAAGAAGAAATGAGGTCTTAAGTCTTAAGTGGGAGATGGTAGACATGGAACAAAGGCTCTATTATATTCCTGCTCAAATCAATAAAGCACGAAAAAACATGAGCTACAAAATGACGGATATTTTACGTGATAGGCTTATGTTCCATTATCTTCATGCCTGTGTAGAGCAGAATACACGACACCCAAAAGGTTACGTGTTTATCAATCCTCAAACCAATACACAATATTCCACACTCGCTAAAGCATGGAAGCGCTTTTTACATGTAAACGATTTGCCTTACATTAGACTGCATGATATTCGTCATCTCATTGGTACGTATTCCATCAATGTTTTAAATCTTCCGATTGAAAAAGTATCTCATACGCTAGGGCACACAAACATAGAAACAACG